CAAGCCTCTCCACATATCTTCTAGCTCTGGTACGTGTGCAGCCTCGTCAACAACTAACAAAGAAAGCGCCTCTGAACGTCCAGCATCAGCGGACGTAGTAGACGCTTTTATCTGAGAGCCGTTTGTCAGCTCAAAGGATGTTCTGTTGTCAACCGAAATGTCTGCTATCCTAATCCAGTCTGGTAGATGCTTTATTAACGCTTTTACTTTCTTTACTAAGTTTGCTGCTGTTTGGAATTTTGTCGCAACAACTAGGATATTTTTCTCTCTGCGAAAGAGCATCATCCAGGCGACATAGCCGGCAGTCACCGTTGAAATACCAAGTTGTCTTGCTTTTAGTATAACATTGAAGCGATAATCGTTATAGTTCTTTAGTAAGTCTGTCTGAAAATCGTATGTTTTGAATGGGACAAGGCCCCTTTCGGGATGAGAGATTTTGGCATAATTATTTAGGAAATAAACTGGGTCTTTACCACATTTTGTGATTTCTTTTTTAATTTCGTTCTTGGGAATGTGGTATGCCATAACATTTTATTATCTTATTTCTTCTTCTTCCATCGTCATCCTCAGAAGGGCCTTGACCAGTGATGCTGCCACGGCCGATTGGTCCTCACAGGTTCCAGACTTATCCGGAAGAGTGCCTTTTCTCTCTAGTTCCAATTTAAGCTCATTCGCAGAAGAAATGATCTCGTCGAGGTTGCGACTAACAATTTCCATTCTAGATTCAGCATCGCTAGCATGCGTCTCATTGACGCGGCTGACCTCTTCCTTGATGATGCTCCTTATTTTATCTCTAGAAAACTTCATTATGCCTTCTCCTCTTTGCGGGTCACATTCTTCGGCTTCTTGGCCTTAAAGCCATCTTTACCCATTCCTAAAAAATCTCTGATGGATTTATCTAATAGCTTTTCACCATCCGGGGAGTCATCCTTATAGACTACCCCGTCCATGCCAGAAATTCTATAGCACATCTGCGCCTGCACCCAGCTTCTTACTCTGCTGGTAGATTGCACGTCCATCCTCATTTCGCCTTCCGGCTTGCAACTTAGAGTATTGCCTGTGACCTTCCTATATTGCTTTTTGATAAACTTGAGAACATCCGCCATAGTTTGCTCGGTATCTCCCTCAAAATCTTTGTCTTTTAGTTCTTTGAGAGTTACTTCTCCCTGGTATTTGACTGTCATGATATCTCCGCTAAGACAAATGCCGAAGCCATCTAAGACTCTTCTGTCTGTGATTTCGACATCCATTTCCCTCTTGAGCCCTACCTTGATTGGTTCCCCATTTTCATCAGTAGCGCCATCATGAGAGTTTGCTAATACCTGTGAAATTCCTCTCGCTATCTCTTCCGTTGTTGCCATTTATAGTGTCTCCCGGTCTTCAACCGTTCGGTTCTTTCTCTCTTCGAGAACGTGCTGCCTGGCTTCTTTAATCTCTTTTGTGAGATTCATCAGGTCTTTCCTTACTCGCGTGCCGGCAGAAGCGTTTCCATTATCAAATTTCTCCGCGTCTCTAGCAACAAGCATGATTTTCTTTACTAATTCTTCTATTTTTTCAACCAACATCTTTCACCTCTTTTAAGGGTCTCCATCCCGATTTCCACCGCTCTTCGCGGTCTTCAACCCAAGAAACATAACATTCAAAACAACATTGCCACTTATTTAGATAAACGTCATCTTTTGAATCGAATGAATACTTCTCGCAAACGGGACAATCCCTCTTACTTTCCCTACTAAGTAGTTTTTTATCTACAAAAAAACCATTGTAATATTCTTTCTCGCTCTCTGAGCCGTGCTTTACGACGTGCGCATCTTCTTTTATCTGGCGGATAAAGTCATCTTCTTTCTCTTTACTCCATTCAGCTGCGGGGTTCTCTATTGCTTTGGCGCCATACTTTGCTTTAATGGCATTTTCTAATTTTGCAATTTTATTGTGATCTTTTTCTGTCATAAATCTGTTACATCAACATTCACAGTCTGAACTGATATAAAGAATATCACTAATGATGCAGCCACGCCTATTGCTGCTCCGCCAACAAACCACATTGGGGCCCAGTTGGTACCTGACTTTTCCAGTACCACGTTCAGCCTATCTATTTCTCCATTCTTTATAGATAATAGCTCTATATTCTTATTTATCTCTGTTTCCAGCTTCGACTCTGATATGCCTTTATAGAGTTCGCATTCGGATACTGCTTTGCCAACCTTATATTCTGTCTTGGCATCACAGCTCTCTTCGCTCATTTCGTCTTTGGCCAAGATTTCGGCCGCTGCGTCTTTATCAAGTAAGACGCCATCAAACGGAGCCTCTTGCCCTTGAGCTAGAGGAACAATTGTTTGGGCTGAAGCTGTGACGCAAAAAAATAAAATAACCAATACTGATAGTGTTTTCATTTTTTTCCCTTCGCAATAGAATCTGCCAGCGCTTTGGCAAGTTCTTCTATCTCCTTACTGCCGTGCTCTTTTTTCCTCTGCTCTATCTTGGTAGCGATCACCTTGACTCGCTCTTCTAGCTGTTCTTCTATTGCCTTGTTGTTTTCTACGAACTTGTTGACTGCTTTATCTCTCGCAATCACTTCCTTTTTGTGGGCGTCGTTTATGACCCCCACCTCTTTCTTATGTGCCTCTCTGGTCTTCTTTAGATTATCGACCATAACTTCTGCTTTTTGTTTATAGAAGAACCAAGTTATTGCTGTCGCCAAAAGTCCTAATGGGACATACCAGTAATTCTTTACCAATACATACGCTTTCTTCAAAAACGTTTTAACTGCCAATAAGCTCATCCAGAGTTCCTATATGCGGTAACGATGTCTACGGCGGCCTGAGAGCCTATGTAAAGCAAGCAGACTTGTAGCCATTCACTCGCCGGCA